AGCCGGGCAGTGCCCGCCCACTAGTCGTCTCTGGTAAGCCAATGGCCACCACCGTTCTGTCCGGCACGTCCGGCGCCCTCTACTACAAACCCGCTGGAACCACCGGATCTTTCGGTGAGTCCGACGTGAATATCGGCACTGACACCATCACGGTGCAGACCTACCTCAACCTGAAGGTTGGCGATCCCGTCCAGTTCAGCGTGATCAACAGCCAGACCGGCGGTTCCGGCACTGGCACCCTGCCCGCAGGTCTGTCGCTGTCAACCACCTACTACGTCATCAGCTACACCGCTAACACTGGTGCGCTGCAGGTTTCTGCAACCGCTGGCGGTACTGCTGTTGACATCACCGATGACGGCACCGCAGTTGCTCCTAACGAGTTCCAGGTTGCTTACGCCTCCTTCGCTGTTGTCGGTCAAGTCCGCGACTGGAGCTTCGAAATCAGTCGTGCTGAAATCGACGTGACCACCATCGGTCAAACCCCCGGTCAGTACGTTCCTTTCCGTAGCTACATCTCCGGCTTCGGTGATGGCACCGGCACCGCAACGGTCTACATGACCAATGAGGATGCTGCTCTGTCCAACCGGATGATCGAGGACGTGCTCCAGCGTCAACAGACCGGCGCCGCTTTCAAGCTGTACACCGATCAAGTGTTTAGCGGTGGCACCTTGAGCGAAAGCCTGAGCCGTTCGATCGAGTTTGATGCAGTGCTGACTTCGGCCAGCCTGAACATCAACCCCGACGATGCCCAGTCTGTGACCGTGAACTTCCGTCCTTCCGGCACCCCGACCTTCGACTTCAGCACTTCTGCTTGATAGTCTGCCTACAGGGGACGAGCCCCGGCGAAAGCCGGGGTTTTTTATTGCTTCTAGTCCGCTACAGTAGAACAAACCACAAACGGTTATGCCTGTCCCAATTCGAGCTATTGACCGCCTGAAAAAGGCAGCAAATTTAGAGCCCACTAAAAAAGTCGTCACTTTGTCGGACGGCAGTGAATTTGAGATGTGGGTCACTCCTTTGACTGCCGCTGAGCGCGAGCGTGCTCAAAAGCAAGCCAAGTCGGATGATGCCAACGCTTTTGCCCTCCAGTTGCTGATTGCAAAGGCACTGGACGAAAACGGCAGCAAGCTGTTTGCCGCTGGTGAGATCGACGTGCTCAAGAACGAGGTCAAGGACAAGGATCTGCAAGCCTTGATGCTTGCCGTCATCACGGACGACGAGCCCATCGACCCAAAAGCCTGAGCGCCGAACTTCGCAAGGACAATTGGCTAATGCTCCAATTTGGCGTCGCCAAGGAGCTAGGCATCAGTTTGAGCGAAGTTCGGGCAACAATGACCGCCGAAGAGTTAATCGGTTGGAGCGCCTATTTCCAGATCCTCAACGAGGACCAACAAAAGGAGATCGAAAAGGCTAAACGCCGCCGCTAGACTCGTTAGTAGTCCAGACAAAAGCGGTGGCGTCTTACTCTGCTGTAATCGACCTCCGCGTCAATGGCCTGGAGCAGCTCAAGGAAATTGAAGATCGTGTAAAAGCAGTACAAAACATACAAAAAAGACTTAAGCCTATCCCGTCTATTTTCGATAAAAGAGCGTCAGCAGAAGTAAAAGCGGCAAAAGAAGAATTAAGTTTATACGTACAGGAGGTAGCAAAAGGAACAGCTAAGGGTGATAGTTTTTCTAAAACAATGGCCGGACTGAACGCTCAAATGCGAGCGTTTAATACCGTTGCCGCCAACTCCAACGCGGGTTCAGACGAGTTTATAGCTAGCATCACAGCCGCCGAAAAAGCCTCCCGCAAACTGACGGAAGCTGAAATTGATAGACTACAAGTACTTAGTAAAATTTATACGCAACAGCAGGGTATAGGAAAAACTACCGCTACCCAAGAAATTATAGATTTAAACAAAATTATCCCTAAGTCTATAGCCGGCCTGGAGCTATATGAACAACAGCTTCGGGAAGCCCAAAGACAAGCTATTAGTGGTTCCAGCGACTACCGTGAATTAGCTCAGGCCATAGCCGAAGTAAACCGCCAACTAGACATTGCACGGGGTATAGGTCCCGTGCAAGGTCCGGCGCTACCCCCAGGTTTTACGGAAGCAGGTGCCACAGGATTTCCTCGCTCACCTCTATCTGCTCGACCTAAGACAAAAACAGGCACTTCCAGAAAAGGCTCCCCCCTTGTTGGAGCTGCATTTCCAGCTTTATTTGGGGCCGGGCCTGCAGGTATTTTAGGTGGCTTCGTTGGCGAGTTTTTCGGTCCTTTAGGTGGTGTTGTAGGTAGTGCTTTAGGCGCTCCTGTCGATGCTTTTATTCAAAGTGCTGCAGATGTCGGTAAGGCTTTACAAGATCCTATTGCATCTTTTGATGAGTTAAGGGAGAAAGCACTTCTAGCGAGTAAGAGTCAAGAGAGATACATAGAAAAACTTATAGAAGCGGGCCGTGTAAATGAAGCTGCAGCGACTATTCAAGAGGAACTAGTAAGAAAAATAGGTGTTCAAGGGGTAAAAGATCTACAAAACGCAGGTGCAGCCAGCGAAGAATTAAACCGAGCGATGGCAGAACTAGGCTTGCAGATGCAAGCAGCAGTTGCCGGCCCTTTGGCTGCGTTTATCAGCTGGTTAGCCGACGTTGTGTCTTTAAGTAATCAAGTTGGTCGGGAAGCTGCTAAACAAACAGATATTTTTGCCGGCCTTAGTGCTGAAGATCAGGCAGCAGTTAAACAACAAGAGCAGCAAATATTGAGTGGTATGACAATTTTTAATGAGGCTCAAAAACGAGAAGAGGTATCTCGCCTTTACCGTCAGTATGAGCCTCGAGCGACCATTAAAGTCCCTGGAGCTACGACAGATCAGACGCCTGCCTTGAGAAGCGCCGCTCAAACAGCAGAACTACAAAATCAAGTCGAACTTGCCGGAAAACAATTAACTCTTGTTGGACTAACTCTTGAAAAAGATGGGGCACGTTACATTGAAGCCGCAAAAGCTGTTGCTTTACAAGAATACAATAATAAACTTACTGAAATTCAAAACAGCTGGATTGGAAAAATTTTCGACAAGGAAAAGAACCTTGCAATGATTAGAGCTGCAAATCTGCAGTACGCCGCTAAACTTAAATCTATAGATATAGCTAGTGCTGAAGCAAAAGACGCGGCCTATATGAGGCAACTAAGTCTCGTTAGCCAAACATTTGAAGTAACCAAAAAAGTAGGAGATTACGATATTGAAAGAGCCCGTGTTGTTGAGGGAGAAAGTGCCGCATTACAGACGCAATTAGAACAAAATAAGGCTCGCCTATTTATTGAAGAACAGATCCTAGCTATACAGCTAAAAAAAGCACTTAGCGCCAAAGGTATTACAGATAAAGAACGTGAACTGCTGCAGAGTATTTACACGAAACAGTTGCAATTGCTTAAGGACCAGTCGGGTCTGAAAGCTCAGCAGCTTCAGTTGGCTATTTCTGAGTTAAATGTACGTCGCCAACTTGCCGCACTGGAAAGCCCTCGTCGTCAGCAGGACATAAGCCAATCTCGTGCTGGTCAGATCGCTGGTGTTGAGGCGCAACTTGCCTTCCCGTTTGGAGGTGACGAGCTTGAGCGTATTAACCAGCAGCAAGAGCAAAGCGCCCGTTACTACGAAACAATTACCCCCCTCGAACGTGAACTTGCTGATTTGCAACTTAGCAGAGCCAACCTTACATCCGATGTAGACGAAGAAAGAAGAAAAGATTTGGATCAACAGATTGCAGGAAAGCAGTCTGAAATTCAGTTGGAAACTCAAGCACTGAACTTACTAAGCCAGAAGGAAAAACAGCTGTTGCAACAACAGCAAGTTTTTAAGCGGTACAAATTTATTGCTGATGAAATGTCCAGAGCGTTTTCGGACTCTATTACCGGCCTTATCACTGGTACAACAACTGTTTCAGAAGCCTTTGGTCAGATGTTTGAGAACATCGGCAAAGCATTTATCAATATGGTCACTGAAATGCTTGCACAGGCGGCGTTACTGGCTGTGATTAAAGCATTGCTTCCAGGTTCAAGTAGCAGCGGACTTCCCGGCTTTGACATGGGAGGCACGCTTGCAGGCGAAGGAATCTTTACGGGGGGAGGACCCTTCCAGTTTCGAGCAGAAGGCGGTCCGGTTTCCGCTGGTCAGCCTTACGTGGTTGGCGAGAAAGGCCCAGAACTGTTTGTACCGGGCAGTAGTGGCAACGTCGTGCCCAACGACATGTTCGAGGCAACCCGCAGTGCAATTGGCGGTGGCGGCGGTGGATCGGCAGCCTTCGACGAAAACCGCGAAGCCTTGAACTCGGTCACTACCCTCAACCGTGAGCGTCAGGTCGAACGCCTGCTTACTTCCGGCGCCACCAGCACCGAAATTCGCTACAGCCGCGTTGGCTCTGGCGACCTGCCCTTCGTGACCGAGGAGAATATGCTGCAGGCAACACGGGTTGCAGCACAAGAGGGCGCACGCTTGGGTCAGGCACGCACGTTGGCAGCACTAAAAAATAATCCCGGCACTCGTCGCTCGGTGGGTATCTGACCATGAGTGAAGTTGCAGTCGGGACCTACATCCGCTTTTTCCTTCCGAGCGGGGGTGCCACCACTTACGCCTTCCAAAACTTCCACGCTGGCGAGACCCGCGAGTACGGCGGCGTCAACTACGTTTTCTCGGGCTTTGGCTTCACTGGAACGACCGTGAGCCTGGACGGTTCCAACATTTCAGCCCAGCTCATCTTTGGCGTAAATCAGCTGTCCTTGAATTTTGTGCAGCAGGCAGCCGACGATCGCTGGATCGTCCAGATCCGCACGGTTTGGCTGGATACTGACACCTACGAAGAGACTTCAACGTATACCGACGAGACGTTCCAAATCACGGCTTACCAGCACGACGGAAGTAGGCTGGGTCTTGATCTGGGCAGTCCTTTAGACGCTGTAGCGGGCCAAGCTCCCAAGCGCACGTTGTCCCAGTATTTAGTCGGCTCCCTGCCTACAACTGGAAGCATCTCTTTCGTCTAATGCTGAATCCCAAAGGCCATCCGATCGCTCTTCTGCCCGAAGACCGCGAGCTAATGCGCTTACTGGGGCTAAGCGAGGCTGAATATCGCGGATTTGTTCGAGAGTGCGCCAAGCACAGCAAGATTCAGCCCGGCACGATCACAAACATTGCCATTGATGTACTAATCCTTTATTTGGTTATCGGCGTGGCACTTAGTGCTGCAGCCGCACTGCTGTTTAGGCCGAAACCACCTAATAAACCAATTGAAATTCGACAAAGTTCTGAAGGCGGTCAGAACGTTGTCAACCGCAGCGAGTACGCACCCAAGGCCGGCTTTGACTCACTGCAGAACGTCGTCGAGCTAGGCAGCACCATTCCGCTGGTGTACGCCAAGCGCGAGACGATAGGCACCACTACTTACGGCGGAGTTCGCGTCAACACCAATCTGTTGTGGTCGCAGATGATCAGCCAAGGCGGCGGTCAAATGCTTCGCGCCGTGTTCCTGATTGGCGAGGGCACGGTTGACGAAATCGACCCAGATCAATTTGCCCTGGGCGACAACGTATTGGGCAGCTACGACTTTTCTACGGCCAACTCAGCATCTAGCCGCGTCACCTTTTATGTAAGTAAGGACGGCGGGCGCCTTGTTGCTGCAGACCGTGTCGCTGGTCGTAGCGCCGCCAACGATCCCGGCAACTCTGAAAACGATGGTGCGGATGACGTTTATCAGATCCGTGGTCTGAACGACGACTGGACCACTGACTTCTGCTACGCCTTTAAACCCAGCACCCAAACCCAATTTGGTGTTTACCAGCTGATCGGTAACGGCTTGGGCTTCCGCGTGAACCCGCAGCTTCGCCCGGCAGTTGTGATCAAAACTGAGCCAGCCGGTGAAACCGACACTCGTATTCGTTGTAATACCGATGGAGTCGCCCAAGCCCAACGCGATAAGTACAACAACAAATTTTCAAGTCGTTCCGGCCTTACGCAGAAGAACGGTTCAGGGGCTAGTGGCTTTCAATCCCTCGCTGTTGGGGACACCGTTACCTATGTCCTGAGCAACGGCAGCGACGCAAACACAACCTTCATTGGTGTGCAGGAAGGTCCAGACCATGAGGAGACTTGCCGCGATGTTGCCCAGTCGGTGGCAGGTCGGCAGCACGGTTGGGACGATGCCATCACCATCGGCGACTTGTATAAGTGCGGCACTGCGTTGATGGTTTGCGAATCCCGCACACCAGACAACGAGATCTTCTCATCCGAGATTGACCAAGATCCCGTTGGTGGCGGCCAGCAAATTTCTGTGTTGTTCCGCGTTGTCCGAGCTGGTACGGCCCTACTTGAGGGCACAGGCGGCACTAAGTCTGCAACAGAAACTAGCCACATCATGAAGGTGGCGATCTCAAACTTCGCGTTGCCCCGTCCGGCGCAGGTTTTGGAGTTAGGCATTCGCAGCTCTTTGGGCATCCAAATCAGCGGTCTTTGCAACTTCCGCGACTCGTTGAGTCAAGATGAGATTGATGGGCGAGCTTGCACCTACTTCAATAACAAGACCTACCGTCCAGACCAGAGTCTTGAAGTAAGCAACTATCAATCTGGATCGTTTAGCGGCACTGAAACGCGCTACAGCTTTTTCCGCATTGGTTACCGCGAGGCTGGAAGCGGCGACAACTACACCTACATCGATCAGTGCTTCGGCACTCGCAGTGTCACCCGCCAAGCGAGCTACAACTACCTGCGACTTCAAATGCCATCAGTGGCCCGATGGGAGTTTCGGATTGAGCCTTTGTCGGGCTACGAAATCCGCAACAACGCGGTAACAGGCAACCTTGAGGTGCTGGACGCACACATCTCGGGAACTCGGACCATTACTTCTGGTTCTGGCACCAGCTTGGTCACTGCGGTGTTTACGGGTGAGCCAGTAGCCCGAAGCTCGAACACCTTTGGCATTCCAGCAATTAAAAACCAGAATCTTGGCGTCACACTGCAGGAAGGTGATAGCTACGCCGATAGCTGGGGCAAGTTGGCCGAGGCGTTTGTCTTTAACGAAATCAGCTCGTCCGCAAGCAACCCTGAGCACGAAGTTGTTTACGTCAACCTGCTGACTCCCAATCCCAACATCCCTACTTACGACAACATGGCGCTGGTCGGGATGAACATCCGCAGTAGCACTGAAGCGCGTGAGCTTAACCAGCTCAGCGTCTACGTCAACAAGGGCATCAACAGCATCCACACCTTCCCCGAAGTGTTGGAAGACCTGCTTACCAATGAGCGCTATGGCGCTGGATCGGTGCTTAGCGAACTGCAGGTCGATACTGCAGCATTTGCCGAGTGCGCGACTTGGACATCAGATCGTCGTTACTTCTTCGATGGTGCGTTGTCCGCGCCAGTGAACCTGCGGCAATGGGCTAGCCAGACCGCCGGTTTCTTCTTGCTGGATTTGGTCATCCGTAACGGCAAATTCTCGCTGCAGCCAGCCGTTTACTTCGATCAAAGAGAGACCATTACCGCGCTGTACACAGCGGGCAACATCCTTGAAGACTCGTTTGAGCTGGTCTACAGCGACGTTGATCAACGCATTCCCAACCGCGTGTCGGTGAAATGGCGCGAAGAGCGTGCATCCACCGATGACAACAACAAGGGCCTGTTCCCAGTGATTCGTGAGGTCACTGTCCGCGAGGCTGGCACGCCTAACGATGCGCCACTGGAGTCAATCGACCTAAGCGACTTTTGCACCAGCGAGAACCACGCAATCGACGTGGCGAAGTACATCTGCCGAGGCCGCAGGTTGACCACTCACGCCGTCCGCTTCAAAACGACTCCGACCGCAGCAGCACTTGAGGTGGGTCGTTGCTTCAAGCTGGGACTTGAAACCGTGTCGTAT